CAAAAAAGAATGCAGATTGATAATTACATTTCAGTTACACAAAGAGGTGACAAGCTATTAGTTAGAGGATTAGATTCAGACGGAAAACCAGTTAATTTCGTAGAATATGATTTTAAACCATACTTGTATATACAATCAAATAAAAATGTTAACGCTGTTGGTTTAATGGGTGAAAAACTCAAACGAGTTGATTTTGATTCTATCGAATCATACGGAACTTGGCTAAAAGAACAAAAAGCGGTCGGCATCCCAGTTCATGGTGACTTAGGAACTCCTGAATTATACATTTCTGAATTACCAAAGAAACGAACAGTCACCAAAGATGATTTAACTGTTCTGTATTACGATATAGAAACCACAGTAGATCTAAACTTACCACCAAGCAAATCTGTTTTAACCGCGCCCGAAGCTATTACATTAATTTCAGCGTATGACACAAATGATAGGAAAGTTAGAATTTTCTATTATACAGATTTTGATTTATCTGAAGTTGAAAAATACGATGATGATATATGTAAAAAGTATGAAGTTGTGTATATTAGATGCAATGACGAAAAAGATTTGCTGACTAAATTTTTACAATATTGGGTTCAATTAAATCCTCATATTATTTCTGGTTGGAACACTAATGGGTTTGATAATCCATATTTGTATAAACGCATGTCTAATTTACTTGGCAAGACTAATGCAAACAAGTTGAGTCCGTTCGGTATTGTTAAAGAAGGGATGGTTAAAAATTCATTTGGGCAAGAACAAGCAAAAGTAACATTTGTTGGAATTGCGCATTATGACTATCTAGAAATCTATTCGATATATCAATTTGGTTCTGTACCAAATTACAAATTGGATACTATTGCGGAAATTGAATGCGGCGCTAACAAGTTACATCATGACGGTTCTTTTAAAGATTTTTATACAAATCATTTTTCTAAGTTTGTAGCATACAACGTCAGAGATACTATTTTGGTTAATGAAATCGATGAAGCTACTAATTTAATGGATGTTGCTTTGTCTGTAGCTTATATGTGTAATTGCAACCTGGATGATACATTTGGCACAGTTAAAAAGCTAGATACGTTGATGCACTCAGAATTGAAAGCTATTAATATTGTTATTCCGCCAAGAATGTCAAAAAATTCAGAAGATTTTCCAGGCGGATATGTTCAAGTACCTAAAGTTGGTCGGCATCTTGCTATTGTCTCTGTTGACGCAGCTTCACTGTATCCTAGCATGATCCGCGAAGCAAATATTAGTCCAGAAGCTCAAGTGCACCCATCGCGAGTTAGCGCTGACATTGCTGAATTAGCATTACAAGCAACAGATAATGACGAAGCTTTTGTATATCAAACTATTGATTTGTCATGTTTAATAGGAACTACGTACACAGTTACCCCGGCTGGAGCAATTTATGATACTTATGAGAAGGGTGTAGCTACTCAATTGATGGAGAAGCTGTATAAAGGACGTAAACAAAACAAGTCAATCTCGTTGCAGCATAAGCAGAATTATATTGAAGCTAAAAACTCAATTAAATTAGATCCTAACAATCAAGCGCTAATCGATAAAATGAACAGTGAATTCAGATTATACACGATCTTTCATAATATGCAAATGGCCCAGAAAATCTTGTTAAATTCATTTTATGGCGCGTATAGCAACCAGAACTTTAGATATTTTTCACTTGACCATGCAAAGTCAATTACTAGTATGGGTAGAGCTGGTGTTCGTCATGTGGCTAATAAAACTAATGATTGGCTAAGAAGCGTGTTTAAAACTGATCATGATTTTATTATTGCTGGCGATACTGATTCAATTTATCTTGGGCTGTCACCGTTGTTCGATCACCTAAATTTAGATCCGTTGAATAACGATCATTATGAAAAAGCTAGAGAAGCTTTAACTAAATTCGTAGATGGTCCTCTTGCTAAAAAGATTGTATCTATTTGCGAAGATTATGCTAAGTGGAAAAACGTACCAGAAAACTTGTTGGATATGGAACGAGAAGCTATTGCTACTCTTGGCGGTATTTTCATAGCAAAGAAACGTTATGCACTTGCTGTAGACGACATGGAAGGTGTAAAATACGATAAAGACTCTCTGTATTACAAAATTGTGGGAATGGATGCTGTTAAAGCAGGTTCTAACACCAAAATTGTTAGGGAAACTTTAACAAAAATTATTAAGTTAGTTATTACCGGAACTGAATCTGAAGTTCAAGACGTTATTTCTGATTTTAAAGCGCAATTTATGAGTGCTAATATCGAAGACATCAGCACAGTGACTGCTTGTAATGAGATTGATAAGTGGATAATTGGTAATGGTGTAATTAGCGGAACTCCTATCGGCGTTAAGTCCGCTATTAACTATAATAATTATGTTACTAATAACTCAATTGATTTGCCGTTAATTTCTGAGGGTGATAAAATAAGCTTTGTTCAACTTCGTAGAGGTAATCCGTTGGGTGTTGAAACTTTTGGTTTCTTAAACTGGTCAATCTTATTGCATGATTTAGAACCTTATATTGACAAACATTATTTGTATAATAAAAACTTTTTATGTAAAGTTGAACCTATTTTAACTGCCGTGAATTGGAACCATGAACAACGAAATACTTTATTCTAAGGAGACTTAATGATTATTTTAGAAGGCGCTGATGGTTGTGGAAAGTCCACGCTAGCTGAAATATTGTCTACACGATTTAAACTTGAGATCTATCATTCAGGTAGACCTCAGTCTGGATCAGAACTATACGATACTATCTATATGATAAAATCTCAGAAAGAAAATAAAATTATAGACCGTGTACCTTGGATAAGCGATGTAGTGTATAACAATGCTCTGAAACGTCAGCATAGAATTCCAGAGAGTATTATGCATACTTTTATTGAAGAGTCTGATATAGTGATTTGGTGTAACCCAAGTTTAGCAGTGTTAAATATCAAAGAAGGCAAGGAGCACAAACCTGAACATTACATGGATCAAGTAAAAACAAATAGTGACGCGTTACGTTCTGAGTATACTAGATTTTTTGAAAGCTATCAATTTGATTTTTTCAAGTATGACTATACTAATAAAAATGCAATTGAAAGCTGCATAAATTATGTAGAAAAACGTTTACATTAAATATTGTTTATGTTATAATTATTTTAGAGGTGTACATTTATGCAATCGTTTAAAGAGTTTTTAGCTGAATCAGCTGGCAATCTAGAAGCTGCTCAAAACTTACTAGCAGATCATGATATTGATTCATTAGTTGTTGGTTCTTCTTTGAAAGTGCCAACAGAATCTTTATCTAAAGCTAAAGAGTTGATCAAAAAGTTAGATAAAGACATTAAGGTTATACCAGGTCTACATTCATAACTTATTGGTCTTTTATAGAAAAGGAGATTATTAATAATCTCCTTTTTTGTCTAAGCAGTTTACTTATCCAAACCTTTGTTGTATAATGATCGTATATTGAATTTAAGGAACAACTATGTCTAATAACGAGACTAATTTTGCTATTTTATCTGATGCTGAGCACATTAGATTACGAGCTGGCTTATATGCTGGATCTATTACACTTCAAGAAACAAGAGTGTATGAAGATGGAAGCTTCAAGAATCTTCAGCTTAACGAAGCGTTACTAAAAATCATTAATGAGATTATCGATAATTCATGTGACGAAGCTATTAGAACAAACTTCAAGTTTGCAAACAAAATTGATGTCACTGTTACCAGCAATACAGTTACTGTAAAAGATAATGGTCGAGGCATTCCAGTAAAACTAATAGAAAACACCGATGGATCTAAGATTTACCAACCTGTTGCAGCATGGAGTAAAGCTCGAGCAGGATCAAATTTTGATGATTCAAAACGAGAAGGCATGGGAACTAACGGTATTGGGTCGTTGCTTACTAACTGTCTTAGTAATGAATTTATTGGTGTAACTGAAGATTCTTCAAGCAAGTTAACATTCGTAGCTAATAGAGGCGAAACTGTTTCAGTCGATGTAACAAAAACGATTAAGAACGGAACTTCAGTAACATTCAAACCAGATTTAGAATTTTTTGGCTTAACACAAATTGATGATACACACATTAGTGTGATTAATGAACGCATTAAGTCTTTATCAGTAGCATTTCCTAATGTTAAGTTTACTTTTAATGGAAATTTGGTTAAGATTAAGTCTCCTGAAGAATATTATTCACCATTGGTATCTGTTCGCACCCCTAATGGTTCATGGTTTGGACTGGTTAAATCTACTGGGTCGTTCGAAACGAATTCTATTGTAAACGGGTTAATTGTCCCAAATGGTGGTTCTCATATCGACGTTTTTATGTCTGGCGCAATGTCCAGTCTATCAGGTTTAATTAAAAAACGAAAGAAAGTAGATATTACACCTGCTAAATTAAAATCATACCTGCAGTGTTTCTCTGTGATCGGCGGATTCAAAGCATTAAAGTTCGACAGTCAAACAAAAACTAAGATTACAAACTCTATTAGCGAAGTAAAATCTCACTTAGGAGATATTGATTTTGATAAGGTAGCTATGCAGCTATTCAAATCTGAAGATCTTATTAGCGATATCATGGCGTTTACTAAATTCCAAGAAGATTTAGAAGCTAAGAAAGCAATGGATAAGCTTGATAAACCTAAAAAGAAATTCATTTCTGACAAGTTTATTAGTTCCGTTGGAGAAATGAAGACGCTGTTCATAACTGAAGGGCTATCAGCGTCTGGCGGTTTGAGTCCAGCAATTGGTCGATCCGGTGTTGCTTATTATGCTCTAAAGGGTGTTCCAATGAATTCTTGGGATTGTAGACCACAAGATTTTACGTCAAACGTTGAACTAAGCGAACTGTATACATTAATTAAGAATAATCCTGATATTGATATTGTTATTGCTTGTGATGCTGACTTAGATGGCATCAAAATTACAGCGTTGTTATTTGCATTCTTTAAACGTCATTTTAGCGAACTGTACGATAAAAAGAGAATTAAAGTCATCAATACACCAATCGCGTGTGTATTGGACAAGAAAGACGTTCCATCTAAGTGGGCTTATACATTCAGTGATATTCATAATCTTAAAGGAACAATTTCGTATAAGAAAGGTTTAGGGTCATGGTCATCTGATCAGCTTAAACATATTATTAGCGCTGATGGTTTATCAAGCATGGTAGTATCAGTTGATTCTCCTTCTGACGAATTATTAAATGATTGGTTCTTAGGTTCTAACGCAGATATTCGAAAAGATAGAATCAGATCTGTCCCTGCATTTAACATTAACTATCTATAAAGGAACAAATATGTCGACAATTGATCCAAAAGTGTTCTTAGACGAGAAATATGCAGCGTATAGCGCATATGATAACATTCGTAAAATTGGACACCTTGCTGATGGCTTAAAAAACGCAAGCAGAAAGATTTTACACGTAGCAATTAATAGTAATATCAACGAATTTATTAAAGTGTCAAACTTAGGACCTAGAATCCAAGACAGCACACAGTATTTGCATGGTTCATTGGATGGAACACTAGTTAACAATACGGCAGATTTCGTTGGCTCTTCAAATAATATTCCCATTTTATTAGGGTCTGGTAACTTTGGTACACGGCATATTCGAGACGCATCAGCTAATCGATACATTTCAGCTAAATTAAACCCTGCTATGAAGAATATTTTCATCAATAGTGATTATTCTAGTTTAATACATCAATCGTTTGAGGGTGATAATATTGAACCTAAGTTCTATATGCCTATCATTCCAATGCTGTTCGTTAACGGGTCTGACGGTGTATCTGTTGGGTTCTCACAATTAATTTTACCGAGAAACCCAGCAGATATTGCGAACGCAGTGCTTCAAAAAATTAAAGGCAAATCAATTACCGATATTCGGCCATGGTATAAAGGGTTTAACGGTGACATTAAACCAGGCGTTAATAACAAGCAATGGATTATATCGGGTAAGTTTACTAGAACAGCCGCAGCTAAGATCACTGTTACAGAGCTACCAGTATCGTATTCGCTTAAAAAGTATGAAGCTGTTCTTGAAAAATTAGTTGAATCTGGTGTTATTAAGTCATACGATGATAGATCTGAGAACGATACATTTACATTCGATATTAACGCAACAAAAGAGTTTTGCGCTCAATCTGATGAAGCTATTATGAAGAAGCTTAAACTGGTTGAAACCGTTTCTGAGATTTATACTGCTATTGATGAAAATAACCGTGTTGTTATGTTCGAATCGATTGATGAAATGCTAGACTCATGGTTGAAGCTTCGTCTTATGTTTAACACGTCAAGAAAAGAAAAGCTTATCAGCGAAATTACGTCAGACATTGATTTAATGAACATTAAAGCCAAATTTATCTTGAAAGTATTAAACGGTGACATTGTATTAAACAACAAATCAAAAGCCGATATTACTGCTCAAATAATCGATACGATGACTGTATCAGCAGAACCGTTTATTGACACGTTACTCGGTATGCCGTTATACAGTCTTACTAAAGAGCGTATCGCAACGCTTGATAAAAGTATTATTGAAGCTCAAACTAAATTAGCTGCTATTAGCAAGCTAACTGAAACTAAAATGTTGGAGAATGACATTAAACAGTTTACAAAATAGTCTTATTATGTTATAATAGTAAAGTAAAAGCCATTAATAATAACGAGCTACAGCTCCTCAAGAAAAGGCTTAATATGAACGAAGAAACACAAGTTGTGATATTAGATGATTCAAGAGTCAAAGTTATCAAATACTTTGACACCAATTTATATGTTGTTTTCGATTGGTTAACCGATTTGTTTTTAGGTACTGTTCCTGAATCAGAATTGGTGTTCGCTAAAGAATAGGTTATTATGTATACTAAAGAAACTATTGAAGCTGCTTGTATAAAATCGTTCCCATATCCTACTGCAAATGAAGGTCAAATGGAAACGATTATTCAAGCTGTTACATATTTGTTAGCAGGTGAGCAGCACGTTATCATTGAAGCACCCACTGGGATTGGTAAGAGTGCTATTGCATATACCATCCATAAAGCATTGGGTGCTGTTAAGGGTGAAATTCAACGATCCACTATTTTAACGCATACAAAAAACTTACAAGACCAGTATCAACGAGACTTTAAGACAATTTCAATCTTAAAGGGTAAGACTAATTATCCATGTCATCACGGTGCTGGTCCTTATACAAGTCCTAACTGTGTTAAGAAGTGTAACACTAAAGAATGCACGCCAATGGTAGAGTGTCCTTACGTAAAACGTCGTGAAAAATGGATGAAAGATGATGACTTTGCTAACACAAATTATGATTATGCGATTAGATCACCGTTACAAACCATGATTGAATCCTTTGGTGGTCCTAATAATTTAATGGTGTTTGACGAGTGTCATACTCTTCCAGCTAAAATTATTGACATTTATACCTTTGATTTGAATAGAAACGATTATAGCGCGTTGGTAGGTACTAAGCAATTCAATCAACTGTTTGAGTCTATTATTGGGTTGTTAAATCTTATTAACGACGAGCATCCTGTGTCTATGAAACCCGTTAGACTCTCACAAAACATTGTTGAATTCGCTGAAAATATTAGTAGCTACGTCGCTCAACTTGTTAGCTCAATCGAAAAGAATCATCCTCAGTATGAAATAATTTCAAACATTGCGACTTACTTATACTTCATTCGATTAGTAGGTGTTGACCACGAAGTTGTAGTGATGAAATGTGAACCTGGTCATGTCGAGATTAGGGTGTTATACGCATATGTTGTTGCTAAAGAAGCTATCTTATGCAAAGCTACTCAGTTTATTCATATGAGTGCAACTATCGTTGGATTTAAGCAGTACGCTGAATTACTAGGATTAAGTTCGTATAAGACTATTGAAGTAGCTAACCCTATTCCCGTTGAAAGCAGGAAAGTGATTGCTGTAAATAAGTATGCTATCAGCAGTAAGTTTACCGATTGGGAAAACTATTACAGAATTATTGAAGCATTGTCTAAAAAGCATCACAATACAAATGGTATTGTGCACTCTCCTAGTTTCGCGCTATTAAAACAGATTAAAGAATCAGTATCTACTGGTTTAAGCGATCGAATGATGATCTCAAACAATAGAGATGATATTCTCGCTGAATTGGAATCTAAAAACAATGCTATCATTATGGGTGCAAGTTTAAGTACAGGTTATGACTTTAAAGATGATCTTGCTAGGTGGCAGATTATTAGCAAAGTACCATATCCGTATATGGGTGATCCTTGGATCAAGGTAATGCTAGACAGACATCCTAAACTTTACGCGCGCGAAGCTATTCTAACGTTAATTCAATCAGCAGGCCGAGTTTGTCGCGGCGTAAACGACTATGGTGTTACTTATGTAATTGATGCTAATTTTGTATCGCTGCTTAAAAATCATATCGATTTATTTCCAGACTGGTTTTTAGAATCTATTGAAATTATCTAAGGTGTTTATATGTTAAAGTTTTTTATTCTTTCTATGGCGTTATCTGCTACACAAGTATATGCAGAAGAGCAGAAGGTTTTGGATTGTTTGGCAGCTGCTATCATCACAGAGTCAATTGGCGAACCTTATAAAGGTCAATTTGCAGTAGCTAAGGTAATTCTTAACCGTTCGGCTGAAATGAATGTTGATGTGTGTAAGGTGATTTACCAAAAGGGTCAATTTACTAATATAAAATCTGGTAAAGTTGCACAACATAAAAAGAATAATACAGTTGATTGGCTACTTGCTAAATCTATTGCCAAGAACGCGGTTGCTATGAAAGATGTAGACCCAACAAAGGGCGCCACCTATTTTATCAATGCAAACGGTAAAACACCAAAAGAGTACAAGAAAAAGATTCAATTGGCGGTTATTGGCAATCATAAATTTTTCAAGGATGATCCAGCTAAAGTTGCTAAACCTGTTTAATTTTTAACAGGTTTATGATATAATATTACATTATTGGAGGTTTACATGAGTAAAGAATTAGATATTGGCGATGTTATATATTTGCATAGCGAGTATGAATATCCGGTGTTAGCTACTATCGATATGATTAACACTGACGGTGTGTTTTTATATAAAGCTGGAAAATCTATTGGTCATGTTAGCTTTGTTGACATTGATTTTGTACAGAACGGTGTTCTGACTGAGTATTACACATTTATTGACCGATTGGTAGTAGTTAATGATGAAAAGTAACATTGTTGAGCTGTATAAAGATTTTGCAGAGAGAGTAGCTCTAGAGAGCAAGTGCATACGTCGAAAGGTTGGCTGTGTTATTGTTAGAGGTAACTCCATTCTTAGCTATGGTTGGAATGGAACACCTTCAGGTCTACCTAATAAATGTGAATGCGATCAGGACGGGTCTACTCTACCAACTGTGCTTCATGCTGAGCAAAACGCTCTTATGAAAATAGCTAAATCAAATGAAACATCAGAAGGCGCATCAATGTTTGTAACGCTATCACCCTGTGTTACTTGTTCGCTTCTCATCAAGGAAGCAGGCATCACCGACGTGTATTACACATACGAATACCGAGACCTTAGCGGTGTTGAACTACTAAAACAAAGTGGAATACGAGTAACTAAAATTTAAGGAGAGTTTATTGGAAAAAGTAGTACTAAAAACTTTATTAACAAACGAGCATTTTGCCACTGCAGTATTCACATACATCAAAGATGACTTCTTTGAGAGTGAGTACAAACAAATCTGGAATATTTTTAGCAAAGTATATTCAGAACATCAAATTTTACCGTCTACCGATATCTTAAAATATGAAGTCGAACAACTTCAAGCTAAATCACAAGTTAAAGATAATATCAATGCGTTCATTGACGAAGCATTTAGTTCACCTGTCCCAGATAAAGTTTTACCATATCTAATACCTAAGACTGAAGCCTGGGGCTTAGAGCGTATGGTATATAATGCAATTGTCAATGGGATATCTGAATTTGACTCTGATAAGAAGGATTTTAGCAAAATCCATGATGAACTAAGAAAGGCAATTTCATATTCATTCGATAGTTCAGTCGGTATGAGTTATTTCTTGGATGCTGAAGCCAGGTTTGACGAGTATAACAGAGCATGCGCCAAGTTGATGTTTAACATCAAAATGATTGATGAATGGACTGATGGTGGTTACGATGCTGAAGGCACTCTAAATTTAATCATGGCAATTTCAGGTGGTGGTAAGTCTATTTGGTTAGTAAACATTGCTGCAAGCGCGTTACTTCAGGGTAAGAATGTATTGTATGTTACTATGGAACTTGCTGAAAGTAAGATACACCAACGAATAGATGCTAAGTTATTTGATATTGAAGTTAGTGATATCAAGAATTTAGACAGGGACACATACCTTTCTAAAGTAAATCAGATTCAAGCTAAATCTCATGGTGATATCGTTGTAAAACAATTACCAACAGGTGCAGCAACTGTTCTGGATATCAGACACGTGTTATCGGAGTTAAAGCTTAAAAAGAATTGGCAACCTGATGTCATCATTGCTGACTATCTTGGTATTATGTCTAGTTCAAAAAAGAGCAAAAACGATAACACATATACTAGTCAAAAGGCTATTGCTGAAGAACTACGCGCGTTAGGTATTGAATTCCGTATTCCTGTCTGGTCTGCGGTGCAGTATAACCGATCTGGTTATGGTAACTCAGCAGGTGGTCTGGATTCAATCTCGGATTCAATGGGTGTTGTCTTCACAGCAGACTTAGTATTATCATTGTTCCAAAACGATGAATTAGCTGAAATGAACAGCGTGATGGTTAAGAGTCTTAAAAACCGATATGGGCTAGTTGATGTAACAACGATCATTGGATTAAATAAAGGTCGTATGTCATTTTATGACGTAGATGACGCGAATGCTGGTCATCTTGTTTCAAAGTATCGTGATGATATGCCTCCTGTTGTTACAGATGAACCAAAGTTAAACAATTTCAAATCTAGAAGAACATTCGACGATTTATTACTAGAGGATTAAAATGAAAACATTCAAAACGTTTCTACAAGAAGCACAAGCAAAACCAAGTTTAGTTATCAGTATCGATGCCAAGGGTAAAGCAGATAGTTATAAGAAAAAGCTATTAGCTTATCTCAATAACCAAGGCCGTTTTAAGTTTGAAAAAGCAACAATTGATCCTGCATCTGATAATGATGAACTTATTGTCAAAGTGTACGGCGACCTTAATCTGCCAACACGTGATAGTGCTAAGGCGCTAAAGAGTATCAAAGACGATATCAAATCTGACCTTTTCATGAAACTCATGAAAAGGTCTCAGTAGCTAGTGTAGTTCATTAATGACTGTGTTGACCGATGTTGCAGCAAATGCTCAACAAGTTGTTATAAATGACACAAGATTTTTTAAGACAGAGTTAGATCTGAATAAATTGTTTGAGTGCTATACTTCTGAGACCGGTGATGTTATACTTTCGTTTAAACAAGGTATAACAATCATGACTGGAGGCGACTTTAACGTAATGTCCTCTGATTCAATCAACATTTTGTCAGGCGCTATTACTTCAAATAATAAATCAGGCATGATTAATCTAAACCCAGATATCACAACAGGTTAACATGTCTACAGCATACATAGATCAAAAATACTCATACTTGGTTGAGCGTGAACTATCATTACCTAAAAGAACAAGTGCATCTAGTCTATCTGCTAGATGCCCTGTTTGTGGTGATAGTTCAAGATTTGAGTATAAACGACGATTCAGCATTAAGATTAATTCGGATGGCGGTGTCTGCGGTTGCTTTAACTGCGGGTACGGCGCAAGATTTTCAACATTTTTAAAGGAATACTTTCCTGATATCTATCGACAGTATAGAACAGAAATATTTCTTGAACGAAATAATGAAAAACAACAATATAAAGTAGAATCCGCTAAGAAAACTAATAGTGTACTGTTTGCTCCTAATCCAACATCAATTAAATCTGTGCGTTTAGTTACAGAAGATAATGGTGCAATTGAGTACTTAACAAGTCGTAAGATTGATAAAAAGCATTGGAATAAATTCATTGTTGTTGATAACTATCGTGAATTTTTGTTGCGAATGAATTTTATTGATCCTAAAGTCGAGGAAGATAAGCGGATAGTAATGCCATTATATAATGGAACAGAATTGCTTGGGTTTCAAGGCAGATCACTGGATGTGTCAGCAACAATACGTTACGCTAATAATGCTCTTGATGGTAAAACTTTATCGTATATTCCAAAAGAACTCGATACTACTAAAACAACGTATGTGTTTGAAGGTGTTTATGACGCA